AGGATTACTCGACTCGGAAAATAAAGGTATATTCGATGACAGAATTGAGAAAGCTGTTCAACCATACTTACTGGATCCTAAACATGTCGCACAGGATCTGAAAGCCGTCGACGAATTGGATTGTGGTGATGGTGAAACCTTCTCGAGGAGCTACTATAGATATGATAAGATCGTAGAAGCTTTAGAGAGGATAGCTGAACCTTCAGTTAAAAGTTTTAGGTGGAATCAGTGTTATCAATGGGCGCTAGAAGAGGTTAAGCAGGAGTTTTCCCGTGCGAACCTAAGAATGTTACTTTTCTCTACAGACCAGGATGTAGCTGAAAATCTCCCGAAAACATCGACCCATAGCGGTCTGACTTTCCTGATTACAGGGGAGAAAGATAAAGGGTCTAATATTGAGGGTCTTTGCCAGCGTATGCTGACTTTAGAAGATGAAGCTAGGCTGACCGGTAACTTCGGCATTCCGATACTGATAGCTCATAGAACACAAGGCTCGGCACATGACGAGATGAGTGGAGAGATATTGGAAGAAGGAAAGCACAAAACTAGGATGGTTTGCATAGTGGATTTAACTGTAATAGCAATTGAACTTAAGTTTGCTAAGCCATTACAGGAGTACCTCTCTCAAAATGTCGGTTGGTACTCTGGAGGTAAATCTCCGGCTGAATTGAGAGCTAGGGTACGTAGGGGACTTTCACTATCTAAATTTTGGTATTCGTTAGATTATTCCAGTTATGATCAGACTATATCTGATTGGATGATTGAAGATGCTTTTGATGTGATAGCTTCAGCGTTTAACTTTAGGAATGAAGATGAGCGCAATCTTCTTAAAATTATCTGTGACAGTTTCATCCATAAGGACTTTTTAGTTCAGGGTTATAAAACTGTGAAGGCAGATAAAGGGGTAGCAAGTGGCTCTATGTTCACTCAGATGGTTGACAGTATAGTTAACAGGATTATGATACTGACTTATCTCCGCTCAAAACACCCTAGAGTGCTAGGTGGAAAGGATGGTCATATTTCCAACATTATGGGTGATGATCACCAGATAACAATGGTTGAACCCTTGGATCTACATGATTTGTCTGGTTACTTACTTCGCAACTTCGGC